CAATGTTCGCACCTTTGATATCCCCTACATCGTAAAGCGTTGCCAGCGGGTCTTGGGGGAAGCTGAAGCCAAAAAGCTTTCTATTTGGAAGATCCTCAAAGAAAAGACAGTCACCAATAATACTGGCAAAGAAGACATTACATATGATCTTTATGGCATTGCAACCCTTGATTTTCTTGAGCTTTATCGTAAGTATTCATTCAAGAATCCAGAGAATTATCGTCTGGATACTATTGCTGAAAATGAACTAGGTGAGAAAAAGTTAGATCATACTGAGTACAATACTTTCAACGAATTCCAAGAGAAAAATTGGCCTCTTTTTGTTAAGTACAATATTCAGGACGTTAAGCTTGTAGATAAGCTAGAAGCAAATCTAAAGCTCATTGAGATGGCAATGGCCCTTGCCTATCAATCAAGAACAAATTATGAAGACGTATTCCACCAAGTAACAATGTGGGATGCAATCATTTATAATTATCTCAAGAAAAAGAACATCGTCATCCCAAAGAAAAAGATCTCAAGTAAAGATGATAAATTTGGTGGAGCTTATGTAAAAGAGCCTATTCCGAACAAGTACGGATACACTGTATCCTTGGACGCCACTAGCCTGTACCCACATATCCTAATGGGGGTAAACATCAGTCCTGAGACTCTTGTTAATGAGCATTTTTCCGGTATTGATGTTGATTCTATTCTTGAGCAAAAGGTAGATACTTCCAAGTACCCAAATTACTCTATTTCCCCGAATGGGTCAATGTATCGGAGGGATATTAAGGGATTCCTGCCTGAAATCATTGAGCAAATGTTTGAAAAGCGTAAGCAATTTAAGCAATTGATGCTCGCCGCTCAGCAGGAGAACGAGATTAATAAATCAGAAGAGCTAGCCAAGAAGATCTCAAGCTATCGGGTGAAGGAACAGGGCCTAAAGGTTTGTCTAAACTCAGCCTATGGCGCCAGTGGCTCACCGTATTTCCGTTTCTATGATCTGCGAAATGCCGAAGCTGTAACCTCATGGGGGCGTTTGGCTATTAGATGGGCCAGCAATAAACTGAATGGGTATCTTAATGCTGCTCTACAGACTACCGATGTTGATTATGTTATCTACATTGATACTGACTCATTGTTCTTAAATGTTCAACCTCTTGTTGATAAAATCTTTGAAGGTAAGGATCCGACAAAGGAACAAGTAGTTAACTTTTTAGATAAACTCTGTTCAACCAAAATTCAAGAGTATCTCAATCGTGCCTATCAAGAATTGGCCGACTACATGCACTCTTACTCCCAAAAAATTCATATGAAGAGGGAAAAGATTGCAGACTCTTTTATTATTCTAGCAAAGAAGAAATACTTCATCAATGTGTGGGATAATGAAGGAGTGAGGTATCATGAACCCAAATTATCAATTACCGGCCTAGAGGCCATTAAGTCTTCTACTCCGGGTTTTTGTAGGGAAAAGATTAAGCAAGCATTCTCCTTGTTTGTAAATGGAACCGAGCAAGAAGTTATTGATTTTATTGATCAAACCAAGAAAGAATTTTTTGCACTTCCTCCAGAAGATATCTCTTTCCCTAAAGGTATTTCAACCTTAACAAAATATCATGACCACAAGCTCATTTATAAGAAAGGTATAAACGTGCCAATGCACGCAAGAGCTGCCCTTCTTTATAATCACCATATCAAAAAGAATGGCCTGGAAAATAAGTATCCCTTGATAAACAATGGAGAAAAAATCAAGTATTGCTACTTAAAATTACCGAATACAATCAAGGAAAATACTATAGCCTTTGTTCAAAGGTTTCCTACTGAGTTAGGTCTTAATGAGTATGTTGATTATCGTACTCAATTTGATAAGACATTTTTGCAGCCACTCAGGCCGGTTTTGGATATTATTGGCTGGAGTGAAAAAGAAACAAACACATTAGATAATTTCTTTTTATGATGGACAATACGACTACAAAAGACTTCCATGAGTGGAAGCACCAATTACAAAGAAATTGTACTTGGAGAGACTATGATCTTTATTTTGATATTCAGGAAATTATTCCACATATCAACGGATACCTGACTTTCTCTGATTCTTGCGATCCAGAAGTAGAAAATGGTACATTAATCTCTGATTCCATGAATTTTTCTAACTATCAAGATTTAGTGGAACATATTAAATCATCTAGTAAGCGCAAATATCTACACTCTGTTCTTAAGCATAAGCAAGAAGAACGTTATTGTCTATGGATGGCTACTGCCTGAAATGACCTCATACCTATAAATACCCTTAGTTCACCGTCGTCGCATAAGACAGGACACCGAACTACTTAAAACTAACTAATTAAAACACATGAATTTTCTAAAGGATATAGTGTCCCAGATTGGGGGCGACTATGTTTCTCTGGCATCAGAGATTGATGAAAAAGAATCATTCGTAGATACAGGATCTTACATCTTTAATGCCCTTGTAAGCGGCAGCATTTTTGGAGGATTTAGCCAAAATAAAATTACGGCTATTTCAGGAGAAACAAGTACCGGCAAAACATTCTTTGCCATTGCGGTAATTAAAAACTTTCTTGACACTAACCCGGATGGTTACTGTCTATACTTTGATACCGAAGCAGCAATCACAAAATCCTTACTGCAAAGTAGAGGGATTGACGTATCAAGAGTTATCATTATTAACGTTGTAACGATTGAAGATTTCCGCACAAAGGCACTTAAGGCAGTTGATATTTACCTGAAAACACCTGTTAAACAACGTAAGCCGTGTTTCTTTGTTCTTGATTCTCTAGGTATGCTATCAACCAATAAAGAGATTGGTGATGCTCTTGCGGAAAAAGACACCCGAGACATGACGAAAGCTGCCCTAATTAAGGGGGCATTCCGTATGCTGACGCTTAAGTTAGGCCAAGCAAAAATTCCAATGATAGTTACAAACCACTTATATGCAAACATTGGTGGTTATGGTCCCACTAAAGTTCAATCTGGTGGTACTGGACTTCTCTATTCAGCATCAACAATTATTGAGCTAGCCAAGGCAAAAGAGAAGGATGGTACTGAGGTTATTGGAAATATTATCCGAGCCCGTACATTTAAGTCTCGTCTATCAAAAGAAAATCAAGAAGTGGAGATTCGTCTATTCTATGATGAGCGTGGTTTAGACAAATATTATGGCCTCTTGCAGTTGGCAGATGAAGGTGGTATAATCAAGAGGACGGGGAACCGTTACGAAATTCAAGGTAAACTTCTATATGAGAAGGCAATTCTAAAAGAACCAGAGAAGTATTTTACTCAGGATCTTCTAGAGAAAATTGATCTTTATGCCCAGATGAAGTTCTCTTATGGGCATAGTAAAGGATCATTCGTTGATGATGTAAATACGGAGGAAACTGATTGAGCACCACTGAACAGTTAATTCTAGCAAATCTAATTAATAATGATGACTACACAAGAAAGGTAATGCCCTTTCTTAAGCCTGATTACTTTCAGAACTATAGTGAAAAGGTAGTATTCCAAGAAATCATCAATTTTATTGGGGAGTATAATAAGCTCCCTAATAAGGATGTTCTTGAAATTGAGATTAGCAATAGAGAAGATCTTAATGAATCTACCTTCAAGGAATGTTTAGATTTAGCTGCAAGTCTAGATTCCGAGCCAGTTTCAATTGACTGGCTCTATGACACAACCGAAAAATGGTGTCGGGATAGGGCAATTTATCTTGCCCTTATGGAATCTATCCAAATCGCGGACGGTAAGAACGAAAAGAAAAACAGGGATGCAATTCCTTCTATTCTTGAGGATGCCCTTGCTGTATCTTTTGATAATCACATCGGTCACGATTTCTTAAATGATAGTGAAGCCCGATTTGAATATTACAACAATGTAGAGGCCAAGATTCCATTTGATATTGAGTACCTCAATAAGATTACAAGAGGAGGAGTAACCAGCAAGACTCTTAACGTGATTATGTCACTTTCCAATGTTGGCAAGTCACTTATCTTTACAAGTTTTGCTAGCTCATATTTGATGCAGGGTAAGAACGTTCTCTACATCACTCTTGAGATGGCAGAAGAAGAGATTGCCAAGCGTATTGATGCAAATTGCCTTGATATTAGTATTGATGAAATCCATAAAGTATCAAAGAACTTTTATAATAGTAAATTCTCGTCATTCAAGACTAAAACTCAAGGCAATCTAATCATCAAAGAATACCCCACTGCGGGAGCCTCAGTAGTGCATTTCAAGTCATTGATCAATGAGCTACAACTAAAGAAGCACTTCAAGCCAGACGTTATTATCGTTGATTATCTGGGTATTTGTGCATCATCAAGGCTCAAGAAAGGTGCTGCTAATTCCTATGAATATGTTGGTGCTATTGCAGAAGAACTGCGGGGATTCGCAAAGGAAGTAGGAGTGCCTTTATGGACTGGCGTTCAAGTAAATAGGGAGAACTCTTCTAATGCCGATCCTTCTCTTGCAGCAATTTCCGAATCAGCTAAGATCGGTCACGTATCTGACTTTGTTCTTGCAGTTATTTCTACTGAAGAACTTGAGCAAGTAGGACAATACTTATGCAAGCAAGTTAAGAATCGCTATAACCGCAAAGGCAAATTACTGCGCTTCACTGTTGGGGTTGACTATGAGAAGATGAGGCTCTATGATGTAGCACAATCCCAGGATACAAATACGTATTATAACGAAGATGATTTTAAGGACGAACAACCAAAACCAAACTTCAAAGACAAATTCAAAAACTTCACCTATTGATTATATGATTACCAAAGAACTATTCCAAAAACTGAAGCCAGAAATTTATGCTGATGACCCTAAGTTTATTCCAAGGCCGGCTCACCGAAAAGAAGATGCCGGTGCTGATCTAAGGGCATTTGTCCCGGCAAATGAATATGAAGTGTCGCAAATCATTCTAGAAGTTATTGCGGCATATCAAAACAATAGGGTTAAAGATATTTGCATTGATGGTAAGGTAGTTGATCCAGACAGCATTTCTGCTGATACGATTGCAGCTACTGGTGGATGTATTAGTCTTTTACCTGGGGAGACTAAACTTATCAATTCTGGTTTTAAGATTGCTCTACCCACAGTAGATGAAATCTATCCATTCCTTCCTGTTTATAAGATTGTCAGCCGAAGTGGCCTCTCTTGTAAACATAAAGTATCAGTAACGAATCGCCCTGGTATTGTTGATAAAGGTTACCGTGATTGGATTGCAGTTAGTCTGGAGAATGAAGGTCACAGTGCCCATATCTTTACTCATGGTTCTCGTATTGCTCAAGGTCTTTATGAACTTGTAATTGATTTGGGGGCGTGGGATGTTGATGATCTACGTGTTAGTGAACTAAGTAGCAGCAACCGTGGAGAAAACGGTTTTGGTAGTACAGGTTTAGGAGGTTGATTATGGCAAAAATTAAGTTACAATTAGAAATTGAAGAAGCATCTGATGTTCTTAAAGTTCTTGAAAAAGAAGTTTCTGGATATAGTCTAGTTCATGTCCCTGAACGCATTTCACGTCTAAGGTCTGTTATTGAAAAACTAAAGAACTAAGCAAAAGCCCCTTTAATAGGGGCTTTTTACTAAATACCCATAAAAGGTATAGCTTTGGATCCGTTAGTTTCGTTTCTTGTTGATAATAACTATGCTGATAATTATAGATCAGCAGAGAAAATTTTAGAGCATATTAGTGAGGAATTTTATAATGAGTTGCTTGAATCCGCAACTCAAAGACTTGCCCAGCTAAATGCTGAAATGAGAAAAGCAATGCAAAGCGGAGACTCAACTAAATTAGCAAAGATTGCGGCAGAAATTAAGGCAGCAAAAGAAGCAAGCGCACAGGAATATAAGGATAAAGGAAGCCCAAAAGAACAAAAAGCGCCAAG